TGGCTGGAATAGAACTTTTACCCTGGAAGAAGTAGATGCCATACTTGCTAAAGACCTTGAGAGGTTTGAACGTGGAGTTCTTACGTATTGTCCTACTGCTCGCGGTAAGCAAGGCTGGATGGACGCTTTGGTCAGCTTTAGTTTTAATGTAGGACTGGGTACGTTACAGCGCAGCACTTTACGGCAAAAGCACAATAGAGGAGACTATGCTGGTGCAGCCGAAGAGTTTCTGAAGTATACGAAAGCTGGTGGTAAAGTCTTAAAAGGGCTTGAGAATCGCCGTAAAGATGAACGTGTTTTATACCTAGGCGTTACGACATAAAATGTCAGTTCTTTACTTAAATTGGATTTATAATGACAGAGTACAGGTTGAGGGTATAAAATGACTGTTTCCTTTGTGCTCACCTATGACTCTCTCATTGAGACAGTCAAGCAGTATCTTGAACGGCAAGATGAAGCCGTAGTCAATCAAATTCCCACGTTTATTACTCTTTGCGAGTTTGAGATTGCGCAACAGATTAAAACGCTTGGGCAAATGCAAGTTGTACAAACAAATTTTGTGGCAGGCAATCCTGTATTAGCCAAGCCTGCAAGATGGCGCAAAACTGTCTCCATGGGCTATACAGATGCCTTAGGTGAAAAGCAGCCTATTCTTTTGCGCAAATACGAGTATTTAAAAGCCTACTGGCCTAACGCCACATCAACTAGTGCGCCTAAGTACTATGCAGATTATGACTATGAGCATTGGCTTATAGCACCTACTCCAGCTACTGCATTGGCAGTTGAAATCCTTTTTTACGAAAGAATTGCGCCACTTTCATCATCCAATCAAACCAATTGGATTACACAAAACGCGCCGAACGTGATGCTCTTTGGTACATTGCTTCAAGCGATGCCTTTTTTGAAGAACGACACACGGCAGATCTTTCAAGAAAAATATAGTCAAGCGCTGTCTGCATTGAAACTCGAAGATGATCTTCGTCTTGCCGATCGTCAAGCGATTGCTAAAGAAAGTTAATTATGCCAAGCTACGTCAATCCTTTTACTGGCCAAACTATTCAACCTTCTCAGGTTGGGTATGAAAGCTTATCGATTGCCACAGATACTATACTGCAATGGCCTGTTAATGGCAATGATAATTTAGTTGTTGCAAACATTATTGATGTAACTGCGACAGTAGCTAATTTAAAGTTGTACTTGCCTGCAGCAACTCAAGTATCAGTGGGGCAGTCAGTTCTTATCAATAATATTGGTGCTACTACATTTACTGTCGTAAAAAGTGATGGCACAACTATTAGTGCAATTACCTCAGGTATTTCTAAGTATATCTACCTTACTAATAATGCTACAACTGCGGGTACGTGGACATCAGTAACTTTTGGCGCAGGCACATCTGCTGCAAATGCTGCAACGTTAGCAGGCTATGGCTTAACAGCATTAAGTACAACTCTTAATCAAGCCTATGGTGTAGTTACTTATTATTCAAACACAACATTAACAGCAGCAGATAGAGCTGAGTTTGCTGTATGGGCCGGTGGTGTAGGTGCATTTACGCTACCCTCGGCAGCCAGTGTAGGTAATAACTGGTTTTGCATGATTGCCAATAATGGCTCAGGTATCTTAACTTTGACGCCACAGGGTACTGATACTATCAATGGTAACGCATCGCAGCAATTACAACTAACTGAGTCTTTAGTTATTGTTAGTAATGGCACCGGATGGAATACCTTTGGGTATGGGCGATCCAATGCTTTTGCCTATACTCAGTTGGCATTGAATGTCACTGGTGGAACTTTGACACTTACTTCAGCACAAGCATCTAATACCATACAAGGCTACTCTGGTATTTTAACCAGTAATCAAATTGTGGTTGTGCCTTCAACTGTGCAGCTATATACAGTTACCAATAATACGACTGGTGCGTTCTCATTTACAATGAAAACCGCCGTTGTAGGTGGCGCCACAGTGGTTGTACCGCAAGGCAACTCATTGGTACTTATTTGTGATGGCACCAACGTATATAATGCAGCATCAGGCTCAGCAAGTTCTATTACTGCTCTAACATTAGGTAATGGTTCTTTGGCTGTGCCTTCACTTAAGTTTTCAGGCGATGCAAACTCTGGTTTATATCTACCCTCATCTGGCACGTTAGGTTTTGTTATTGGTAACGCCTTGGCAGGTTCTTTTACTTCCTCAGGCTTTACAGCCACAAACGGGATTGCTGGAGGCACGTTTTGACCGCTAAGGTTATATCCTTAACTGTGCCTGCTGGTATCCAGCGGGATGGTACTGAGTTTGACTCGCCTATGCATGTGGATGGGCGATGGGTACGTTGGCAACGTGGTCGTGCTCGTAAAATCGGTGGCTATCGTGGCATTTTTCTTAATGCTAGCCAAATTAGTCGCGGCATGATTATGCAATCTCAAAACGGTATTAACTATGTCTATTCTGGATCTGCAAGTTATTTACAACAGTGGCAGGTTGATGATGATGATGGCGTAGGCTCAGGCCCTACCAATATAACTCTCAACAATTTTACTGTTAGTACCGAGAACTTATGGCAGTTTGATGTTGGCTTTGATGCCAATGGTACAAACACATTACAAATTATTGCTCACCCAGGCAATAATCTATTGCATATTGACAATGCGATCAACACTCCTGTATTGACTGGCACTTTCCCCGGTGGCGCATTAAGCGCTGTAGGTACTTTTACACTCACAGGCAATATTACTACAGGCACAACCATTGTTATTGCTGTAGCAGATTATAGAATTGGCATAGGCCAGACTGTTACTACTCCAACTTACATACCTACAGGTGTGACAGTTAGTAATGTTGTAGTTGCGAGTGGCACAACTACAGTTACAACAACTGGCCCAGCAATGACTGTACAGGCAGGCGTAAGCATTAAGTTTGACAATAATATTGCCGTATCGGGCGGTGCAGTTATGCTTTACCCGTACATGTTTGTGTATGGTAATAATGGGCTTTTACAAAATTGCGCCGCAGGCGACTTTACTAATTGGGTAAGTTCTGACTCTAACTCCAATAACGTCTCAGCAACAAAGATAGTTAAAGGCATGGCGCTGCGAGGTGGTACTACATCACCTGCAGGATTATTTTGGTCTTTGGATTCTTTGATTCGTGTAACTTACGCGCCACAAACAGTAGGCGCTGAGACTTTATATTGGCGCTACGATACAATTTCTGGGCAGTCTTCTATACTATCTTCTCAATCTGTTATTGAGTATGATGGCATTATTTATTGGTGCGGCGTTGACCGCTTCTTGGCCTATAATGGCGTTGTTCAAGAAATTGAGAATAATACCAATATCAACTATTTCTTTGATAATCTAAACTACGCGCAACGACAAAAAGTATGGGCTGCAAAAATTCCACGTTGGGGTGAGATCTGGTGGTTCTACCCTAAAGGTGACGCTACTGAGTGTACTGATGCTATTATCTTAAACGTACGAGATAAAGTGTGGTATGACGCTGGTGAAGCAATAGGTGCTCGTCGCTCAGCCGGTACATTCTCAGAAGTATTTAGAAATCCTATTTGGGCAGGCAACACAGCTGACTCAGCAGGTAAGTATGCTCTATGGCAGCATGAGACTGGTGTCAATGAGGTATACCTAACCAACGTTAACGCCGTAGAGTCCTATTTTGAAACTAACAGTTTAGGCTGGGTTAATGGCGGCCCCGGTGTAAGAGCACCAGTAGGTGAGAATAGGTATATTAGATTAGAGCGTATCGAGCCGGACTTTGTGCAACAAGGCGATATGAGTGTAGTAGTAACAGGTAAAGGCTACGCGGATGATACAGATCAGCCATCTGACCCTTACACGTTTGACTCAACTACGTTAAAAATAGATATGCGTGAGCAACGCCGTGAGATGAGATTGCGTTTTACAAGTAATACTTTCAATGGCACGTATCAACAAGGTTGCTTATTATTAAGCGTAGATCTTGGTGATGAACGTAGCACAGGTAACCCGTAATGATTACGTATGACCCACGCAATATGCAATGGGATCAATGGTGTGCATTGATGGCAGAGCTGTTTGCCTCTAATCAGTTAGGCACCGTGCCTGAAGATAAGTGGCGTGACTGGGCATCAGGTATGCAAGGTATTGGATACTTCGTTAACTCAGGTGTACCTGACCCTAGAAATTTTAAGTCATGGCAAGATTGGGCAACAGCGTTAGTTGGCATTATGTCTATCACTCCTGTTCAAATAACATAAGGTTGCATAATGGCTACTAAAGCGCAACTTCAACAAGATCTTATTAACGCTGTTGCCAAGATTCGCGTATCGAATCAAGGCGCGCCTATGGACGTTAAATTTTCCGACGGGAAGACCTACACAGTCTATAATGACGGTAGTGGCGCTGGCGATGCGTTAGGCATAGATTTTAGAGGAATGTCAGATCAGTTTAATTCTGCTGAATCTTCATTGCGCCCTGCGCCTACGCCAATTCAACAACCACAAGAACAACCTCGCCAACAAGAACAGCAGCAGCAAGCTGCGCCATTGTCGCAGTCTTCATCAAGTAGTAACAGCCAGTTCCCTACTCTTAATCAATCTATTATTGATAAGAATTTTAGGTATGGCAAAGATCGCAGCAATGAAATAACTTCTTTTAATTCAGATATACGTGATGGCATTTATAACGCAGGTTGGGATCAAAAATCTGATGCTGTCAGAGTATTAACTGGTGCAGGGAATTTTGGGATTGTTGCAAATATTGCAGGCATGGGCGGCACTGAGTTTAAAACAGCAACAGGCTATACTGCAAGTGATAAAGACTTTATTGCTGCAGCTCAGGCTGCGGGTATTGACAACCCAGAGCAATATCAAAGATCGGCTGGTGGGGGCTTAGGGAGTATTGGCGCTAAGGTTTTGGATCAAGGTAAGATTTACAACCTTCTTCAAGAAAAAGGCAAAGACTTATACTCAGTAACTAACGCTGTGGAAGGCGCAAAGCGAGGCGAGTTAGCTAAGCATGCAACTGTTCTTTATAAAGCTGATGGCAGCGGAAATCTTGTACCTGTAACTAATGACCAAGGTCAGCCACAAGCTCAGTATTTTAATGCTACTAGATACGCCAATGCCCCAAGCTTCTTTGAAGAGTATGGGCCATTCTTAGCGTTATTGCCTGCTGTAGGTGGTGTTCTTCAGCATGCTGGGTATTTAGGGTCTTTAGGTGGCGCAAGTTCTGCAGCAGGCTTAACTGCAGGTGAAGTTGCTGCAAATACAGGCATAAGCTATTTTCCCGGCGTTGAAGCGGGCGCAGGTAGTATCATGGCCGGCTATACTGGCGCGCCTCTTAATGCAATGGGAATATCTGCAGGTTTAGGTGGGGCAGGCTATTTTGGCGCTGACACGTTAGAAAATATTTGGTTGGCAAACGGCTATACACCGGACCAATTTGACATTTTACGTACGCAAAACCCA